AAATCAGTTTAGCATGGTTGTGCAGATGTTCTAATTGCTGATAGAAGACTAGATTAATATGCCTCCATTTTAGGAAAATATTTAAGCCGAGGAGTGTGGTTCAGGTTCAAGTCCTGAACACTACTTTGTGTATATGGCACGATCCATATCGCTCCACAGCGTTATGTGGGATATATAAATGTAATTTCTATTGTTATTTGTAGTAGGTTTTTCAATTAATTATCATTTTTCAATAATTTATTTCTTTAATTAGGATTTAGAGATCAGTTTAACGACTGGTCTTTTTTTGTGCAATTTTAAATCGAAAGTAGGGAAACAAATGAGCAATGAAACAAATAAACAATACAATTTAGATATTTACGATCCATTTGAAACTATTGGTTTTTATGATATGCCAGTTATACGAAAAACGGAACATATGCCAAAAAGTTTATTAGGTTTTAACTATGCTAAATCGTCCAAAAAATATGAGTCAGGAATCCATTTTTTTCTTGACGATTATCAATTTGAAAGACTATGGCGCAGTCCTCAAACTTATATAAACATGTTAAGCAAATTTGATTGTGTACTAACTCCAGATTTTAGTTTGTATACAGATATGCCTAAAGCAATGATGATTTGGAATACATATCGGAGTAGGTTATTAGGTAATTTTTGGCAACAAGAAGGATTGACTGTCGTTCCAACTGTGTCATGGGCTGATGAAGATAGTTTTGATTTTTGCTTTGATGGATTGCCATTAAATTCGACTTTAGCAATATCAACAGTAGGCGTTAAGCAAACAGAAAAAGCTACACAGATATGGATCAAAGGATTTAAGGAAATGATAGAAAATTGCCACCCTAAAAAACTTATCGTGTACGGTCCTAAACTTGACTATGATATGCCTGGTGGTATTGATATTATTTATTTCCCAAATGAACAAACAGAACGTTTACATAAATTGGAGGCGAAAAAGTAATGGGTGGAAGAGGGTCAAGAACAACAGGAAGATCAAATAAAAGAAGTAGAGTAATTACCGCAAAAGAATGGGCTAATATGCCTGGGAGAGTAAAAGTTAAAATTGCGTTGAAAAAGAAAGTAAAAGCTGGCACAGCTACTAAAAACGATATAAAAAGTCTGAGAAACTTGGAAGATATGCACGCTCAAAGGGCTGGATATAAGAATAAAAAAGATTTTGATGCTCATGCCAAAAGCAGAGAGGCAACTTTAAAAAGAAAACAAGAGCAAGAAATACATGCTAAAGAACGTTGGAGGCAAACAACAACAACAACTTATCAACGTGCAAGAAGAGGCATTGAGTCAAAGTTTAATGAGTTTTACTTTAGATCACGGAAGTAAAGTGGAATGTTCAAGGGATTGAGTGTTTTTTATGCAATTTAGGAGGCTATTTATATATGGAAGTACGAAATTTAAAGATTGACGAAATTAAACCATATGAAAACAATCCACGTAACAATTTGGATGCAGTAGATGCAACAGCTAACTCAATTAAGGAATTTGGTTGGCAACAGCCTATTGTGGTGGATAAAGATATGGTTATCATTGCAGGTCATACACGATACCTTGCAGCGAAGAAACTAGGTTGTGATACAGTTCCAGTTGTGGTTGCGAGTAATTTAAGTGATGAACAAGTTAGAGCTTATAGATTAGCAGACAATAAGACTGGGGAACTAGCCGAGTGGGATTTTAAATTATTAGATGATGAATTACAAAATATTTTAGATATTGATATGGGTGATTTTGGTTTTGAATTAGATATTTCCGAAGATAAGGAAGAAGTCAAAGAAGATGATTTTGATGAAGAAGTTCCAGAAGAACCTAAATCAAAATTAGGGCAAATCTACCAGTTAGGGCGTCATCGTTTAATGTGTGGTGATAGCACTAATTCTGAAAGTGTCAAAAAGCTTTTAGGGGGGGGTGCAAGCAGATTTATTATTGACGGACCCGCCATATAATGTTGACTATTCATCTAAAGACTTTGGAGGTAAAGACTCTAAAACTAGGATAAATAATCAGATTGCTAACGATAAGATGACTCCAGATGAATTTTACAAATTTTTATTTTCAGTATTTTCAAATGCAAAAGATAACCTTAAAAGTGGTGCCTCATTTTATATATGGTTCTCTGATATAGCAACTGTTGAATTTAACAATGCTGCCAATAACTCAGGATTAATGGTTAAAGAAAATCTCATTTGGGAAAAGAATAACTTTGTTTTAGGACGCCAAGATTATCATCATAAGCATGAACCTTGTTTATATGGATGGGTTAAAGGTGGTAGTCATTCGTGGTATTCAGACAGAAAACAAACAACTATTCTTAATTTTGACAGACCTCTAAACTCTAATTTTCATCCGACTATGAAACCAGTAGCCTTATTTGATTATGAAATTAAAAATAGCACCAAGTCCGGTGATGTGGTATTAGATTTGTTTGGAGGCAGTGGAACCACCATCATGGCTTGTGAACAAAATGGGCGTAATGCTTGTGTAATGGAATATGATTCAAAGTATGTTGACATAATTATTAAGCGTTGGGAAGATTTTACAGGAAAGAAAGCTAAATTAATTGAAAGCTAGTTAATGGCTAGTCTTTTTATTTTATGTGGAAGGTGGTGAGTATTACTTGCAATGTCTAAAGGAATTTATCAAAAGTGGTTAGAAGATGATAATTTAATTCTACTCCAGGGGTGGAAAAGAAACGGTTTAACTGATGAACAAATCGCCGGTAATATTGGAATCAACGTTCGTACGTTGAGTAAATGGAAAGTCAAATACGGGCAGATTGGGCAGGCTTTAAAAATAGGTCGTGAACAGGCTAATTACGCAGTTGAAGGCAAGTTGCTCAAAAAAGCATTGTCAGGTAATACAACCGCCATGATTTTTTGGTTAAAAAACAACTGGCGTGATAAGTACAACGATAGTGAGTTATCGCCAGAGGAACGCAAACTTGCCAAAGCTAAATCACGTAAGACTAACGCAGAGGCAGATATTGCAGAATACAAGGCTAAAGTGCTTGAAGAAAGTGGTTCAAGTGGCGTAGAGTTACTGAACGAATACTTAGACAAATTAGACACTTTGGCAGACAAGGAAGTGAAACAAGATGGGACTAAGGCAGATGTATAGTGAGCGTCAAATTGAAGTTTTGAAGAAGTACAAGCAAGGGTTTCGATTGATGATTAACTATGGAGCTAAGCGTTCCGGAAAGACTGTAATTGATAATGACTTGTTTCTGATGGAACTAAGAGCAGTAAGAAAACGAGCTGATGCAGTTAAATTCAGAGAACCGCAATACATTTTAGCTGGGGTATCGTCCAAGACGATTGAACAGAATATACTAAATCCACTAAGGAACAAGTATGGGATAGAGTTCAAGTTTGATAAACATGGAAATTTCACTTTATTTGGTGTTAAAGTCATTCTAGCTTATACAGGTTCTATTGGTGGTTTAGGAGCTATCCGTGGTTAATAGTCTAGCCACGTAATTCCGTGAACTAACAAATGTTAGGTGTATCTTTTAATAAGGTGCTAACGGTAGAAATCTAAACAAATTCTTAGTATAATCATTTATATAAGCACCATAGGAGGTTGTATAAATGATTGGTTATGTATATAGAATAATTTCACCATCTAATAAACAATATATTGGTATTACCACAAGGAAAAATCCGAAAACAAGATGGAGAGAACATATAAGACTTTCAGACAAAGGAATAAAACACAGAGCTTTATATTATGCAATGAACAAATACGGAGCTGAAAATATGAAGTTTGAAATTATAAAGAAAATTCCAAATGCAACAAAAGAAAGTCTTTTTAAAGCAGAAAAATATTACATTAAAAAATTTGATACCTTTAAAAAAGGTTATAACATGACTGAAGGTGGCGAAGGGACACCTGGATTATTTGGTGAACTTAATCCATTCTACGGTCATAAGCATACCGAAGAAACGAAAAGGAAAATTAGTAAAGCAAATAAAGGACATAAACATACTGATGAATGGAAACAAAGAAATGCTGAATTAACAAGAGAGAGAATGAAAGATCCTGAACACAGGAAATTAATTTCAGAATCAGTTAAGGCTAGCGTTAAAACAAGAAAGAGGATAGTTTGCGATACTGATAACAAAGTTTTTGAATCAGTTCAGGAATGTAGTGAATACTACAATATAGATCGTTCCAGTTTGAGAAGTGTTTGTAACAGAAAACGTGCAACAGCCAAAGGTAAACGTTTTTCATGGTATGGGGATAAATCACCTTATTTTGAAGATACAAGAACGATTTATCAGCCTAAAAAAGTAAGGTGTATCGAAAATGGTAAAACATATAGGTCAATAAGGGAGGCTAGCCAAGAACTTGGGCTAGTCGAACAACATATTTCTGCTTGCTTACACGGTAGACAAAAATCTACCGGAGGTTTACATTTTGAATTTGCATGACAATACCGTGCCGAGCCTTGATAATCAAGGAAGGTGTAACGACTATCCTTTATGGAGTACATTTAAGGTGAAATTCCTTATTTGGAAGTGCGGAACAATATTATTAATTAATATTGAAGATATAGTCTAATCCCTTTTTAAATACTAGGAAACTAGGGGTATTAAATGATGACCGCATGGGGCGCATACGTGAATGAGGCTACAATGGCAAACAAATACGTATTCAAGGAAATCATGGATCGATGTTCAGAAGATGGAGCTAAGATTATATGTGATACCAACCCAGACCATCCACAACACTGGCTTAAGGTTGATTATTTAGACAACGACAAGCCGGAAGTCAGAACAGTATCCACACATTTTACACTGGAAGATAACGAGGCTTTTTTGGGTCAAGAGTATATCAACGACCAGAAAGCTATGACGCCAAGCGGTATGATGTATGAACGTGATATATTGGGGCTTTGGGTATCCGGCGAGGGTATGGTATATCAAGATTTCGATAAAAAAAGTATGCTTGTTGATGAAGTACCGGAAAACTTGCATTACTATGCCGGCGTTGACTGGGGCTTTGAACATAAAGGCTCAATAGTGTTGTTTGGAGATGATGATAAAGGGAACACTTATCTGATTGAAGAACATACCAAGAAACACAAATTCATTGATTACTGGGTCAAGATTGCTAAGGATATTCAGAAAAAATACGGTTATGACGTTACCTTTTTTATAGACGGTGCAAGACCTGATAACTACAATGAATTTTTACGTAACGGAATAAGCGCCAGAAATGCAAATAAAGCACGAATGGCTGGAATAGAAAGCGTGGCTAAACTGATGAAGTTAGGACGCTTTTTTGTTTTAAGTTCAGCAGTGCAAAGTTTCCTAGATGAGATATACACGTACATTTGGGACGAAAACACAGGCGAACCAATCAAACAAAACGACGACGTAATGGATGCTATGAGATACGCAATTTATAACGAGCATCTAAACAATGACGCTCAATTTATCAATTCAATTTATTTTTAGGAGGTGTAAAACGTGGCAGATAGTGTGAAGATTGCCGGCAGTGCTTATATATCTAAGGAAGGCTTGTATTTATATCCAAATGAAGATCTAACAGGCGAAGATATTTTAACTTTTATCAATTACAACAGAGGTATCACAACGTATGGAGAGAACTATCGTTATTATACCGGCGAACATAAGATTTTAAAGAAGAAGTTTGATCCTAAGAGTTTTAGACCAGATAACAGAATAATCAGTAACTGGGCTAACTATGTTGTAGATACGTATATCGGATACTTTATGGGAACTCCAGTTAAGATACAACTAGAAGATGATAACAAGAACAAGCTATTGCAGAACTGGTTGAAGATAAACACTTTCCAAGACAAATTATCAGAAGTAGCCAAGCAAGTGGCAATTTATGGATTATCATACATGTTGGCTTATCAAGATGAAGATAGTAATACTTGTGTGGCAGTAGTTCCACCAGACGAGGGCTTTATTATCTACGATACAAGTATCAAACGTAAGCCATTGGCATTTATCAGATATGCTTATTTTAATTCTGAGTTAGTTGGGGAAGTTTATACTGATAGCAAAGTTTATAGTATTGACAAAGACGGAATGCTTGAAGAAACAGGAGCTATTGTTCCGTTTAAGGAAGTTCCGGCAGTTGAATTTTACGCAAACGAAGAACGTTTGTCGTTAGTTGGAAAGATTAGAACTCTAGTTGATGAGTATGATAAAGCTTTCAGTCAGAAAGCAAACGAAATTCAGTATTTCGATCAAGCTTATCTATTTTTATTAGGACTTAATTTACCTAAAGACCCAGAAACAGGCAAGCCAATTCTTGACTTTAACGGAGATAAGAAGGTATTTTATGACCCATCTCCAGAATCAGCTAACGCAAAGGTTGAGTTCCTAGCCAAGCCGGATAGCGACAATATGCAAGAAAACATGCTTAATCGGTTAGTGAATGATATCTTTCAAACGGCAATGGTTGCCAATTTAAATGATGAAGCGTTTAGTGGTAACTCTAGCGGTGTGGCTATTAGATACAAGTTACTAAGTATGCAAAATCAAGCAGCATTAGAAGAACGCAAATTCACGATAGCTTTAACTAATTTTTTAGGAAATATTGTAAGTCTAGGCAAGATTATCGGCAGTGTTTCATCTGATGAAGTCAAAGCTGGATTATCGTTGACCTTTAAACGCAACATGCCAGTAAACGATGCAGACGAGGCGAACACAGCCAAGAGACTTGAAGGTGTAGTATCTAAGGAAACGCAACTTAAAGTGTTATCTATTGTTGACGACCCTAAGGCAGAAATCAAGAAGATTAATACAGAAAAGGAAAATCTTATTAAACAATCGTTACAGAACTCAATTAATGCGACTGATATGTTTAAAGGCGGTGTAACTGATGCAGAACCGGAAGAACGAGGAGTACTGGAAAGCCAGGGAGCAAGCCGAGAAGAAGTGGATAGCTCAGAACCTAGAGAACGATAGAAAGTTTAATAACAAACTTACTGAATATTATGAAAAGGCTATTGACGATATTTACAACAAGATTGATGCAGAGTATCAGAAAATAGCCGAAGTACATAATAATGGAATCGGCATTACTGGAGCTTACAGAGCGGTTAATGAGTTTGACATAGAAAAATACGAACGTGAGGCAAAAGAGCTTGTGGCTAAAGCAAACAGGCTCAGGAGCCAAGGCAAGAAAGTATCTTATAAGGACTTTACACCGGAAGAAAACGCACGTATGAAAGTCTACAATGCTACCATGCGACTTAATCGACTTGAATATCTAAAATCACAAGTAGGACTTACTATGGTTGACTTAGGTATGAATGTAGATAACGATATGCGAAACAAGATCCAAGATGATTATATAGACGAAGTCAAACGTCAATCTGGTATCTTAGGAGAAGATTTAACCAAGACGTCGTTATGGACTAGCAAGGAAGTAGCAACGGTTGTAATGGCTCAAACAGGTAGTGCCAATTTTAGTCAACGTGTGTGGGCAGATACGGACGCTTTAAAGGCTGAGTTAGACGCAGTTATATCAACAGGTATTATACGTGGAGATAATCCACGAGAGATGGCAAAATTGCTTAAAGAACACGTTAGAACAGTAGTTACTAATCATAGATACGTTACTGAAAGACTTGCAAGAACTGAGAGTGCTAGAGTGCAGTTTGTGGCTCAAAAGAACTCACTGATTGAAATGGATTATAGATTTTGCAAGTGGCACGCAGAACCTGGTATGTGCAAGATTTGCAGTGATATTTATAGGCATGATACCAAGTGGGGACGTGGCGTTTACGAAGTTGATGACGTACCAACAGTTCCGGCCCATCCGAATTGTAGATGTGGGATTAGTGCTTATTGGGTTGATGATGCAGATAATTCTTATAAAGCTAATGCAAAAGAGAAAGTTCCAGAAGAAAATGATAAAATTAATGAAGAAGTACAAGCTAAACCGAAACCTAAACAGAAACTATATAATTACATTAACGACACTCTTACAAATTACTTTACTGAAAACTTTGGAGCTAAAGGAAAAACGTATATTAATGAAATTAATGAGACTCTCAACAAGGCTCCTGGAGTTGTTCAAAAAGTTTGGAAGAAAATGGGAAGTAAGTTTGATTTAAAATTGGAACGAGGAACGTCCTATTATTATCCGGCAGATAAGGCAGTCTATATGGATTTAAAGAGTTTTAACGCAACAGCAGACCCTGACTATTATCAAAAGAAATTTGATGTATTCTATCATGAATTTGGACATGCGATTGATGATCTTGCGGTTGAAAGATTTGGACAAGCATCCAGTTATGGAAGACTTGCTAAATTGATTGATGAAGATTTTGAAGACTATATGACAAGAGAGTTTGGAGCGATCAAGAGTGATTTTAAAGTTTCAAAATATAGTCCAGACAAGAAGAATGGATATATTGATGAGTTAGGTGTATGGGTTAAAGTTAAGAAAGACGGAACACCTACTAAACGTGATGTAAAACGTTTGACGGAATATTATGAACTTGATAGAAAACGGAAAACATTCTCTAAAATCAGAAAAGATATTAAAGATAGTGGAAAGTATTCTATGCAAGATTATGGAGATATTTCCGATATGTTCTCAGGTTTAACAAATTCAAGGTTTAGCCTTGGAATAGGACACGAAGAAGATTATTGGATACCTAAAGGACAGTATAGACAAATCTTTAGAACAAAAGAGGCAAAAGAAATGTATAGAGAAAATAATCGAAGTACTGAATTTTTTGCTGAGGCAACAAGTGCCACAATCAATAATCCAGAATCTTTGAAGTTGATTAAGAATTATTTTCCTAAAACTTATGATGAATATTTGAAGATATTAGAGGAGGTCGGAAGTGATGAGTAATATAATCCACGTTAATGAATTTTATAGCTTTGATGTTGAAGAAGTGCTTAAATCGTATGGAATCAAACCAGATGAAGAGTTATATAGTTTGTTAAAGGAATATATGCAACGGTTCAAAGTACAATGGCCGGCATACGGTCCAAGAACAGTTGAATTAGTTAAACATTGCCTTGATTTAAATACTAAATTATCTGATTTACCAGATGATGAAATCCACAGAAAATATTTTCCAGTTGGAGCTAAATATTAAGCTAAGCATTCATTTTCATGAGTGCTTTTTTTGTACATAAATTTTATTATTTTTACGATTTCAAATCGCAAAAATACATGACTTTTTCCATGTTTGCAGTCAATAAAGAACAACTTGAGTAAACTGTCTCCCATGACGTTAAATGCGAGTAGGAGGTCCAATTATATGGATACAGAAGAAACAACACAAGTAACTGATGTAAAGGACAATCAAGAAAACGTTGAAACGGTTGAAGAAAAGGACGTCCAAGATAAGAAACCAGTAGA